GTAGGTTCTATTCTGCTTTGACTATCGCTGCTTAACTTCAAAATCCTTGCGGTTAATGTGTCAAGTGTTATTGACAATTTCAATTTCCGGCGTGATGAATGCCATTTTTTCTGTGGTATCCTCTATCTGGAATCAGATCAGTTCAGCGGTTTCCAATGTTCTGAACGCTATCCGGTCAGTGGTATCTAACATCTGGAACAGCATCAAGAGCACCATTTCCAACGTGATGCAGAGCATTTCTTCTACGGTGTCCAGCATCTGGGACAACATTCGTTCTGCGGTTTCCGACAAAATCAGCGGCATCAAGTCCACCATTCAGAATGGGTTTGATGCCGCTGTGGGATATATCAAGGGACTGGCGTCCGATGCCTGGAACTGGGGACGGGACATCATTCAGGGAATCATTGACGGCATTCAGAGTGCCATCGGCTGGCTGGCGGACTGCGTCACCAATGTTGCCGATACCATTCGGGATTTCCTGCACTTCTCTGTACCAGACAAAGGTCCGCTGACAGACTACGAAAACTGGATGCCGGACTTTATGAAAGGACTGGCAAAGGGCATCGACAAGAGCAAGAAGTATGTGGAGAAAGCCGTAGGCGGTGTGGCGAAAGCCATGCAGCTGACCATGGATTCTGATTTGAATTACAGCTTGCATGGAATCTCCGGAGCAATGCTACCCGACAGTTCCGGTGGGACGGTGAACAATTATTACAATACCGACAACCGAAAGACAGTGAACCAGACGAATCAATCGCCGAAGGCACTGTCACGGTTGGAGATTTATAGGATGACGAGGAACGCACTGAATACTTAAAAAGGAGCGATTTAAGTCGCTCCTTTTTCTCGGTAAATCAGAATTTGTCTTACTCGTTTATATTATGAGATTAGGTGACAAGATGTATGTCAAAGTGCATTCCAAATGAACAGAAAAGCAAAAACACATCCCCATGCATTTTTGTATACTTTTCTCACCTGAAGCATTCCATAAATGGCTATAAAGGTAGTTACAATTTCAATGATACCCTGTATGCTGAAGCTCATGGGATGAAAAAGAATGCCCATAATTGAAACCACAAGCGCACCCCAATCAAAGAATTTAGTTTTTACCGGGAAACGTCTGTTGATTTTCTCACAGATGACAACATAATTAAAGCCTTCAAAAAAGCCCCAGACAACCGCAATAACCAGTGTTCCGATAATGGTAGCTACGATCCCTGCTTTGTGAAGATCCGGGGTAACCATAATACTCAATGGTTCGTACCCCTCAAATTGTCCTGAAAGGAAAATAAAAAGAATATACGGGAGAAAAAACACGATCGTCCAAAGCACAGCTTTGATTGCGTTTTCCCAACGAAGTCCGAAACTTGCGAACGATTCTTTACGCATTAGGCCTACAATAGTAATGCCAAGACCCGCTATTCCAAATTCCAATGCAGCAGCCGTCAAAAGTCTTGGCCAAACGGAAATATCACTGTTTTTGCAAAAACTCATTATTCTGCTTCCGAAAACACCATAGACGATATAGACTGCTATCGTAACCAGAGCGATTATCCACAAATCTATAGTAAGCTTTTTCTTCCGTTCTTTTATCTGTTGTTCCATTTACTTTCTCCCTATACTAAATTTCCAAAGTTGATCTTATACAAATTCCGATTTTGCGTAGAGAACCAACGTCTCTGTTGTCTCTATTATACATCATCAAACCCAAAATGTAAAGGGGGTGCAGCCCATGTATTTCACCCTTATTCTCGAAAATGAATCCGGCGAACAAGTGAATCTGTCCACCACCGCCAACCAATACATGACCTCCAAAATCGAAGGTCTGAATCCGCCTGCCGGAACGATTTCCACTTCTTCTTACGCAGGCATGAACGGCAGCTACCTCAACAATGCCTTCATCGAAAAACGAAACGTAGTCATCTCCTTTGCCATGCGTGGCATTGGCATTGAGAAACGGCGGCATCAGTTGTATCATGTGGTCAAGCCGTCCCGATACATTAAGATCTGGTACAAGACGGCGAACATCGATGTCTATGCCGAGGGGTATGTAGAAACCTGCGAAGTGTCAAATTTCGAGCAGCAGATCAGCGGGCAGATCTCCATTCTCTGTCCGGACATTTACTGGTACAGCCGGGATATTTTCTATGCCTATTACAGCGGCATCACCGGAGCATTTCATTTTCCCTTTCCGGAGAGCGATGCTCCGTTTCCTTTGGGTGTGTATTCCAACAGTGATGCCTTATCCATTACCAATGACGGAGATGAAACCGGATTCACACTGCGAATTGAGGCACTGCCCAGCGACATTCCGCAGGAAGTGGTGGCAGTGACTCCGACCATCTACAATGAAAACGGCGAATATCTGCAAATCAAAGGCGATATTCTGACCGGTGATGTCATTACGGTTACCACGAAAACCGGAAACAAAACTGTCACGCTGACACGCAACGGCGTGGACAGCAACATCCTGAACCGGCTGGTTTCCGGCTCGACTTGGCTGACACTAAAAGAAGGAACAAATACCTTTCGGGTTGAGGCAGTTCGTGGGGTGAAAAAACTGCGTGTGACTTTGATGCACCGCAATTCTTATCTGGGGGTTTGAGAAATGCAGTTGGAAATTTACAGCTTGATAGCTTTGAAAGATCAGATTTCTGTGTCACTGGAAGCCATCTGCGACAGCTATTCTTCGCTCTTATGGGACATTGAGTTCTACCAGTGCGGCTGTTTCGAGGTGTATATCGCTGCCAGTCCCCAGAATGTATCCATCTTTCAGCGTGGCAGAATTGTGGCAAGGAGCGATGATGCACAGCACTTCGGCATCATTGAGTCCCTGCAATTGGAAACTGATGCTGAAAAGGGCGATTATCTGACGGTCACCGGACGGTTTCTTGCCTGTCTGCTGGAACGAAGAATCATCTATCCCACCATCACCGCAAACGGCAGCTATGAGAACATCGTCCGCAAGGTGCTGTCCCGCAATGTAATCTTCGCCGGAATCCGCAATCTTCCCGGTTTTTCCATGGGAACGGTGTCCGGTGACTGCTGGCAGAAAACCGCACGAATGCAGGTCAGCTATGACAACATTCTGGAATGGCTGTACAGCCTTTGTGAAACCATCGGCGGTTCGGCAAATGTGCGGCTGGATGGAAATGCTCTGAAATGCGATCTGTTTTCCGGAACAGACCGCAGTTTGCTGCAGGACGGCAATCCTCATATCGTATTCTCTGATGCGTACAACAACCTGCTGTCATTCTCCTATGCGGCGGACGATGCGGTGCAGAAAAACTTTGCCTATGTGCTGGGCTACGGCGAAGGAAATGCCAGAAAACGAACCACCTTCTGTTCCGGTACAGAGCCAACCTATCTTGACCGATATGAGGTGTATGTAGATGAACGAAACACCGCACAGGAAGAAGATGTGACGGATGCGGAATATCTGGAAATCTTGAAAAGCAGCGGTGCGGAACATCTGGTGCAGCCAAAAACGGCATCGGAATCTGCCATCGCTGCTTTTTCGACCCAGTATCAGTACAACAAGGATTATTTTGTGGGCGATTATGTAACCGTGGAACAGAAACGCTTTGGCTTGATTCAGCCTCGAATCCAGCTGATCGGCATGGTGGAGAGTTTCGACCAGAACGGCAGAAGTCTGACACCGACTTTCAAAGAAACGGAGTGATATTCATATGTCTTTTTCCTATGGATTTTTTAACGCACAAAACCTTGACCGGGTGTATACCGCAGAGGATTTCACCGCATATCTGTCCAGCCTGATTTGCAACGGGATTCTGGATACTTACCGGCAGTGTTTTGCACCAACAATCAAAAATTTATCCGTTACATTCGGCACGGGCAAGGCGTGGATCAATGGGCATTACCTGATCAGCAACACCTTGCATACAGTTGATCTTTCTTCTTATGTAGATGAATCGCTGGATCGCTATGTGGTCATTGGACTGTTTTGTGATTTGTCCACTCGCACCTGTGGGATTCGTGTTCTGGCAGGTACAGCAGCCACCAGCCCAAACATTCCCGCCTTTACCAACAATAATGTGACGACTTATCTGACTTTAGCAGTTGTAAGACTGCGTGCTGGAACGACAAGTATTCTGGATTCCGACCTGACAGACTGCCGTGCAGATGAAAGCAAATGCGGTTACTGCAAGTGTATTCTTGGCAAGTGCAGAGTGACGGAGATGCTTGCCGAAATGGCAAAGACGAATGCCACACTGGACGAACTGCAAAAGCGACTGGATGCGATGAATAGTCAGATTTCGGAACTGCAGACCAAGGTAGATGACTTGACGGCAGGCGAAATCCTAGCGACCGGACAGTGCGGTGAAAACATCTACTATGTTCTCTACGACAACGGCAAACTGCTGCTGCGTGGAACGGGTGCAACATACGACTATACTTCTCATGATTCTGTGTTTGATCAAAACGACCAGATCAAGGAAATCGTGCTCAGTAATGGTATTACTGGTTTGGGCGATCGTCTGTTCTATCATTGTTCCAATGCGAAAACGGTATCTCTGCCGGCTACACTGACCAGCATTGGTGATTCCGCTTTTGCACAGGAAGATGCTGCAATCGGCTATACCGCCGGTCTGACTTCCGTTACGATTCCGCAGGCTGTTACTGCAATTCAGTCGTTTGCATTTCAGCACACCGCCATTGCAGAAGTCACTGTGCCTGCCAACGTGAAAACATGGGGAAAGTATGTTTTCAGTGACTGTACAAAGCTGAAGACTGCCCGTGTTGCGTGTGATTCCATCGGTGCTTTTGCGTTTACAAGATGTACAGCATTGTCCAGCCTTACCATTTCTGCGAATTGCAGAACCTTTGGGGAAAATATGCTGACATACTGTGAAAGTTTAACAGCCATCACATATGAAGGAACGATCGCTCAGTGGAACGCCATCACCAAACCGGTCAACTGGATGTCCTCCGGAGAACATTCCTACAACAATTATCTGAAAAAGATCCAGTGTGTAGATGGCTATCTGGAATATGATACAGAAACCCATACATGGAACGAGGTGAAAAACGGATGATGAAATTTTTAGTGAAACAGCAAAAAATCGAAGCACTGGAGCGAGAGGTCATTGCCTCTGACCAGATCGCATTTGTTTCGGTAAAGTTCGTGTTCGATGGAGCTTGGAAAACGCTGCACAAAGTGGTACAGTTCACGCAGTGCGAAGAAACATACAACGTAGTGCTTGGCACAGAGGGAACGACTTGTTTGCTGCCTGCCGAACTGCATCCTGGTGCGGTGAAGATGAGTTTGTTTGGCTACGATGCGGAAAGCGATACTACACTGCGTGCAACAACCGTACCAGTAACTCTTCACATTCGACCATCTGGGTTTGTTGCAGATGGGGATACGCCAATTCCGCCGACGCCGGATCTGTATACGCAGCTTTTGAAAAAACTTTCCGAGATGCAAACCGGAGCAAACGGAAAAGACGGTCGTTCTGCTTACGAGATCGCCACAGAAAATGGTTTTGTGGGAACAGTTGCAGAATGGCTGGAAAGTTTGAAAGGCAGGGACGGTATTGATGGTAAGGATGGATTACCCGGAAAGGACGGAAAAGATGGTTTGCCCGGTAAGGATGGCACAAATGGAAAAGATGGCTTACCGGGGAAAGATGGTAGAGATGGGCGTGACGGAAAGGATGGCGTTTCTCCGGATTTGACAAATTATCCGGATACTGACGCTGTAAAAGCACTGATTCAAGCTGCTGTTCAGCCGCTTTTACAGCAGGCACACATTCATAAAAATCTGGATGTTTTAGATGATTTGACGGCAAATGAACTTTCCTTGCTGCGTGCTCTTCAGGCATTCGAGGATGATACAACTTACAATATCCAAACATTCCGGGAAGCCATTGCAGCACTGAATGAAAAGGCACATACCCACGAAAATCAATCTGCATTGGATCAGATCACTGCTGCAAAAATCGCACAATGGGATGGTTTCGGCACACAAATCAATGGGCTTAGTACAAAGGTTACAGTCTATTCGGAAAAGACAGAACGCACTTTGGAGAGCCTGCAAAAGCAAATCGATAATCTGACAAGCGGCAGAAATTACACCGTCCTGTTTCAGTCTGGACAGGATGCCGTTTCGACCTACGCACCGGACATCAGCATGATTCTGGACGGCAGGTATCAGACAATGGCGGATTTCCTGACTGCCTATCCGCAGTTTTGCAGTGCAGCAAACGATTTCGTGCTGTCCTACTCGCAGGCGTGTTTTAACTGGGACAAGTCGGTTTTGACCGTTTGTGCAAAGCCCTTATCTCTGACGAAAAACGCTGAAATCGTGATGTCCTATCAGTCGGGTTCCAGCGAAGCCGGGAGTTTGTATCTGGTGCAGAAACCGCAGAAGATCGACATTCCCATTGGCGTGTATGTGAATACAGAAATCGATGCAAATCGTGCGGTTTCTCTGGATTTTCAATGGCTGCAGTCGGAAACCTTTATCACCACCATCACAGAATGCACCGGCATTTCTGACGGCGAATATTACCTTGCCTGGGTGGGCAGAAGCAACAATTCTCATCCGAAAATCCGATTCCTGAAAGTACTGGAGGGTTAAAAATATGATGAAAGATACCATTTGTGTAGCTGTCGGCTTGGTCGGCGGCTTTTTTACTGCCATTTTTGGCGGCTGGGACTCTGCTCTGGTGACACTAGTCGTCTTCATGGCAATCGACTTTTTCACCGGCATTATCACCGCCATGATGAAAAAATCGAAACACACAGAAAGCGGCGGACTTTCTTCCAAAGCTGGCTGGTTCGGTCTGGCGAAAAAGGTTTGCACCTTGATGCTGATCGTCGTTGCAGTTCGGATGGATATTCTGCTGAATACCAACTACATCCGAGATGCAGTCTGCATCAGCTTTTGCCTGAATGAACTGCTTTCCATTGTGGAAAATACAAGTTTAATGGGGATCCCGTATCCGCCTGCAATCAAAAAAGCAATTGATGTTCTGCAAACGAAAATCGGCAGAACAGAAGAAACGACCGACAAGGAGGATAAGTAATATGGCGATTTTAAGACCAGATGCAACAACGACTCTGAACGGAGTAAAAATCAACGAGTATTTACTCACCAAACACAATCCCAACCACATCGATATGCCCTCTGTTTCCATGGCGGGGAAAATCATCGGTGTGACCGTCCATAACACAGACTGGATCACAGTAGCAAGCGGCACGACCCCTGCGGAACAGTACACAAGGGCAACCGTCAATAACAACATGAAGGATGTGCGTGTCCATTATTATGTTGACAATATCTGTGCATGGCAGAATCTGCCCCACAGCCTGAGCGGCTGGCACGCCGCTGATGGCAGTGGTAATGGAAATCGCAGAACCATTGCCATCGAGTGTATTATGTCCTCTGCATACAATTCTGTTGATAAAAAGTCGGAGGACAACGCAGCAAAATTGGCGGCAGCGTTATTAAAACAGTATGGACTAGACATCAATCATCTCTACACCCATACCCACTGGCTGAATGTTCGTGACGGACGAAACGGAACGATTGACCAGTTGAACACCATGTACAATCGGTACAAGATGTGTCCTGCGTACATTTTGCCCCATTGGGCGGAGTTCAAGAAAAAGGTACAGTCTTATTTGAATGCTGGAACTCCCACTATTTCTGCACCTTCTGCAAAGCAGCTTTACCGTGTGAGAAAGTCTTGGGCAGATGCAAAGTCGCAGCTAGGGGCGTACACTTCTTTGGAGAATGCGAAGAAAGCCTGCAAGGTCGGATATTCTGTATTTGATGCCAACGGAAATGCGGTCTACACCAATGGCGGCAAGTTCACCAAGGGGCAGAAGGTTGCCATTCGTGCCAACACGCCGCTGTTTGCTAGTGCAGAAACTACATCTGTAACCAGAAGAATCAACGGCACTTACTATCTCTATGACGGAATTGCCTGCAAGAACGGTCGTTATCGGATCACCACAAAGCCGGAGTTCTGCGGAAAGACACCGGTGGGACAGTATGTGACTGGTTATGTTTCTTGGGATAATTTCGGGGTGATCGGATGAATGCAGAACAAAAAGACCAGATCCGACAGCTGCACAGCAGCGGTCTGGGTTACAAGAAAATCGCAGCCCAATTAGGGCTGTCTGTCAACACCGTGGCTTCTTTCTGCAAACGGCAGAGAGGAAGCGAATCCTGCCCACACTGTCCGCAGTGTGGGCGTTCTGTTGTGCAGACACCGCACCGAAAGCCGAAACGATTCTGTTCCACACAATGCCACAACACTTGGTGGAATCACCATGCTGTATCGAGGAACGGCAAATTACAGCAGCTCTGCCCTATTTGCAAAGAGCCGTTTTTTGCCTATCCCAGTTCGCACCGAAAATATTGTTCCCGTCTTTGCTATGGGAAGTACAGAAAGGAAATGACTCATGGAAAAAGAACATTACCATAAGATCATTACGTATCAAACCACAGTTTCGATTTTGAAAAGCTGGATGCGTGCTGGATTGGTCATGCCGGAGGAATTCCAAAAAATCAACACCATAATTGCCGAACGTTCCGGCATATCTTTGTGCAGTATATTCCTTGACTCCTGCCCGATCGTACGGTAATATGTCATCGGAAAGGGGGAGATTATCACGGCACGAGTGATACAAAAAGTTGCATTTCCACAGAAAAAGCCGTTCCTGTTGAAACGGACGGCAGCCTATGCCAGAGTGTCCAGCGGAAAGGATGCCATGCTCCATTCTCTGTCAGCACAGGTCAGCTATTACAATCAGCTGATCCAGAGCAATCCGGAGTGGCTGTTCTGCGGCGTTTATGCAGACGAGGCATTGACGGGAACAAAGGAAAATCGGGCGGAATTTCAAAAGCTGCTGAACCGATGCCGGCGTGGAGAAATCGACTTGATTCTGACAAAGTCCATTTCCCGTTTTGCACGAAACACGGTCACCCTGCTGGAAACGGTACGGGAACTGAAAACACTGGGCGTTGATGTCTATTTCGAGGAACAGCGGATTCATTCCATGAGTTCAGACGGCGAGCTGATGCTTTCCATTCTGGCATCTTACGCACAGGAGGAAAGCTATTCTGCCAGCGAGAACAAAAAATGGCAGATGCGAAAGGACTTTGAACAGGGAAAAGTCGGGAGTATGCGAATGCTGGGATATCGGCGAACCAAATTCGGAAAACTGGAAATCGTACCGGAGGAGGCAGAAATCGTTAGAATGATTTTTCTATATTATCTGTCTGGCATGGGTAAGCTGGCAATTGCCAAGAAACTGAACGAACAGCAGATATGCACGGTGCGTGGCTGTGCATGGACGACAGAGGACGTAAGGCGAACGCTCCGCAATGAAAAGTACACCGGAAACCTGTTGCTGCAAAAAAGTTTTCGGGAAAATCACATTACCAAGAAAAAGGTGGCTAACATCGGACAGCTTCCGCAGTATTTTGTTGCCGGTTCGCATGAAGCCATCATTTCGCAGGAACAGTTTGATGCGGTGCAGAAACAAATGGCGGAACGACAGAAAAAATATGCCGGTTCCTGTACCACAAACCGATATCCATTTACGCAGAAAATACGATGTGCCTGCTGCGGCAAGTATTACCGCAGAAAAACGACTGTGACCGGTGTGGTCTGGATTTGTTCCACTTACAACACCAAAGGGAAAAAATACTGTCCAACAGCAAAACAGATTCCGGAAAATACGCTGATTTCTGCCTGCTGTGATGTTTTGGAAATATCGGAATTTGATGCGGAGCGATTTGCGGAACAAATCGAACAGATTCAGATTCCTGCACCCAATGAACTGCAATTTTGCTTTTCAGACGGAACGGAACAAACTGTATCTTGGAAAGACCGTTCCCGTTCGGAAAGCTGGACGGCGGAAATGCGAGAGAAAGCGAGGCAGAAAAAATGGCGACAGTCCTAAAAATACCGGCAAAGTTTCATCCCATAACGCATTTACCGGAAACCAAGGTGCAGAAACGCAGAGTGGCAGCCTATGCCAGAGTTTCCACGGATTCTGAGGAGCAGCAGACCTCTTATGCTGCACAGGTAGATCGCTACACCAAGTACATTCAGGAACGGGCAGACTGGGAGTTTGTTGCAGTCTATACCGATGAGGGCATTTCTGCCCTGAATACCAAACATCGGGACGGTTTCAATCGCATGGTGGCAGATGCTCTGGACGGCAAGATCGATTTGATTGTCACCAAGTCAGTCAGCCGGTTTGCACGAAACACCGTAGATTCTTTGACGACTGTGCGAAAGCTGAAAGAAAAAGGCGTGGAGGTGTTTTTTGAGAAAGAAAACATCTACACGCTGGATTCCAAGGGCGAGCTGCTGATCACCATCATGTCCAGTCTGGCACAGGAGGAGAGCCGTTCTATTTCGGAGAATGTAACTTGGGGACAGCGAAAGCGAATGGCGGATGGCAAGGTCAGCTTGCCGTACAAGCATTTTCTAGGCTATCGAAAAGGAGCAGATGGCTTGCCGGAAATTGTGCCGGAGGAGGCGGAAATTGTTCGGAACATCTATCGTTGGTTTATGGAGGGAAAAACGCCGACTGGCATTGCGAGAACATTGACAGAACAGGGCATTCCGACACCTGCCGGCAAGGAACAATGGTGTTCCAGTACAGTGAAAAGCATTCTGACCAATGAAAAATACAAGGGTTCTGCTCTATTGCAAAAGAGATTTACGGTGGATTTCCTCACGAAAAAATCTAAGGTGAATGAGGGTGAAGTACCCCAATACTACATTGAGGAAAGTCACCCTGCCATCATAGTGCCGGAGGAGTTTGAACTGGTGCAGGCAGAATTGCTGCGGAGGCAAAACCTACGGCGGCAATACAATGGGAAAAGCGTATTTGCTGCCCGACTTGTCTGCGGCGACTGCGGAAATTTCTTCGGGGCAAAGGTCTGGCATTCCAACAGCAAGTATCGGCAGGTGATCTGGCAGTGCAATCACAAATTCCAAGGGGTGTGCAAATGCCAGACACCCCATTTGCAAGAGAGCGTCATACAGCAGCGGTTTCAGGCAGCCGTTCAGGAATTGCTGCAAAAGCGGAAAGCAGTTCTGGAAAACTGTCAGGTAATGCTGGAACTGCTTACGGACTGTACAGATTTAGAGCGTCAATTGCAGGAAATGGAAACGCAGAAAATGCGGATTTCGGAACAGGTGCAGGGATATGTTCGGGAGAATAGTGAAATCGTGCAGGATCAGGAAAAGTATGAGGAACGGTATCAGGCACTGGTGGGACAGTATGAACCGCTGCAGAAACAAGAAACCACTCTGCAGGAACGGCGAGCAGAGCGGTTGGCAAGACGGGAACAGATTCAGGGCTTTCAAAGAGCATTAAGCGGACAAAATGGGATGCTGCCGGAATTTGATACACAATTGTGGCTGGCTGCTGTAGAAAAAGCAGTGGTGCATCGAGATGGAAAAATTATGTTTGTTTTGAAAGATGGGACGGAATTGGTGCAGAAAATTTGAGGGGTGTGGGGTGCAGAACGCACTCCTTTTGCTTGGTGGGTGTGCATTGTATCATTTGTGACGTGCGTTTCCAAATGGAAAAGAACATTCAAGCAAGTGAAACAGCTGGAGGTGCAAGTTTAGCTGTTGATTTGCCTGAATGTTCTTTTTTTATTATATCATGCTGAATGCTTTTTGTCAATCCTTGTGAGTCGAGTTTTCTCGGCTCATTTTTGTTGACTTGGAAACTGCTAGGTCGGCAATGGCTTGCACTCGTCGGCGAATCCGTCGGCATGAAATGGTAGAATGCCTATTTTTAGTAGGACGGGGCTGAAAACGTCCGAAAAGTTCTGGATGCCTGCGACATTTTTAATTTTGTTGGTGGAGTGGGACTTTGACATTAAAATTGAAGGTTAGAATGCTGCCTTTTCTGAAAATTGAAGATGGTTGTAAAAGGAAACATCTCTTTCCTCACCACCCCACCCAGTGAAAAAAGTGATACCCTTCCCCAAACTCTCTATAAAACATTCTTCCACTTCCGAAAAAAATACCTGGAATCCCGTTGTTGGAATTCCAGGTATTTTTCTTATGCAGGGTTCTGTTCAAACAGAGCAGCATCCAACTTGTCGGCGGCTTCCTGCTCGACTTTTTTCAGCACATGACTGTAAATGTCCATGGTGATCTGATAGCTGGAATGTCCCAACCGCTCCTGTGCGACCTTGGGAGAGATGCCCAGCGAAAGCATGATCGTGGCATTGATATGCCGAAGGTCATGAAATCGAATGTGCTTCAAATCGTTGGCTTTCAGAAATCGCCGAAACTTCATGGAAAAGGAATCGCTTTTGTAGGGAGAGCTGTCCTCCTGGCAGACGATGTAATCATTTTGTCCGGCGTGGCGTTCTGCTTTGGTGTCTTTCAACAGCCGCAGCAGCGTTCCGGGAATCTGAATCTCCCGTCTGCCGCTCTGTGTTTTCGGGGCTTTGGTGATCGTTTGATTGTTGACAGTTACCAGATTTTCTTCGACAGTAAGACAGCCGGTTTGAAAATCCACATGATGCCACCGCAGTGCGAGCAGTTCTCCACGCCGCAGACCCAAACAAATTTCGATCATCAGCGGCAGATAAAGGGCAGTGTTTCTGGCACATTGCAGCAGGGTCTCCACTTCTTCCATGCTGTACACTTCCGGTTGGTAATGTTCCAGTTTGGGCAGCGTGAGAAGTGAAGATATCCTGCTTGTTGTTCTCGTTCCAGTCGTGTGCGAACTGAATGTACGGACGCTTTATCAGCGACATAACAGGCGATTTCTTGAAGCTGGGCTCTGCTATGGTCAGGGTGTCAAGCACAAGCGGATCGTTGTGGTCACGCTTGGCGGACATTCGATATACTCCCGAAAAGCAGTAACTTACCGCCGAGAGTATTGAAGTGCCTGCCATTGCAACGTCCGTTGATGTGGTAGTCGCTATCGCCTGTGCCATGTCTCCTATAATAGGTGGGAGGGCGTTCACAGGGAACGGCAGGAGGTTCGTTCCGTCGGGACGGAGGGGTGTGGGTGTTGCCCACTGGTCGTTAATCAATATAGATCATCGCCTTTCTTCTATATATTATATAAAGCGCTTTATATTCGTGGCGGTCAACATAGGCTATGTTGCTCCGCTGTCAGGTATCGTTCTCTCCTGACAATCCAATTTTACCATAACGTTACTTACCGAATCCATAATATCACGTTATAATCTGTGCAAATTGCGTTAATTACTTCGGCTTTATCATAACGTATTCTATCTTGAACGTTATAGAAAAGGAGTGTAATATGGGCAAAGATAAAAAAATCCTGCTATATCGCATCGACGAGCAGGCTAAAAACGTGATATTTGTTGTTACTGAGGATAACGAGAGCGTATGGGGAAAAATCTCCGAGGACGCATACAGTGTTATCAGCTTTGATGATGTATTCAGAGACATAACGGAGTTCAGGAGCAATTTCCTTGACTATGAGCAGCTTACCGATGAGCTTATCGGGGCTATCAACGGCAGAGGTGCGGTGTTCCGTGAGATATTGGAACGGTTTGACGATAACCGCCTGAACAGCTTCAACTTCTTTACAAGATACTATTCCGATACGCTCCGTGATGTGTTCACCGAAGCGAGAGCAGACATAGACAAGGCAGGAGCATTCTTCAATACCCGTGCCTTGAAGAAGTCAACCGAGTATGTCAATGATGTGTTCAACCATATCCGTGAGGTCATGCGTGATGACTGGAACTTCGACTTCAACTCTGAGAGCGACATGAAAGCGTTTCGGCTCAGTTTTGATAAGATAATCATACGGGGAAATGACCGTAACGATATTTACACCGTAGCCGATACAGCCCTTGTGAACTTTTTCTATGATTTCAGTTTTGCAATTCATAAGATGAAGCTATATGTGTGCAAGTGTAAGTATTGCGGTAAGGTATTCCTCGGAAAGAAAAATGCTGTATGCTGTGACGGCGAGAAGTGTCAGGCGGCATATCAGCGTGAAGTCAAGAATGCCAAAAGGCGCAAAAGAGAGAACGGCACTTATAAAGTATACAGCACAAGACTCAGTAACTATATTGGTCAGCAGAAAACAAAACTGCCTGCCGAGGTGCTTGATGATCCTGCACTTGTGGAAAAGTATGACCAGCAGCGCAAGGTGTTCACAAAGCAGATGCAGGATAAGCTCGATGAGTATGAAGCCGAGAACCGCCTGCCTGATGAGGAACTGAGTGCTTTCTATGAGAAGATGAAGCAGGACGTTATGAGTTTTGTGTACGGTCTGGAAGCTGAAGCGGAGTGAGAGGAACTTTGATTCCGGTGGAGTCAAAGTTGGAAACAGCGTAAAATCGGGGAATTGAGGTTGCTTTTTCGACAAAGCTATGGTATAATTATATGTAATAACCTTGTTTGAGGAGATGTGGGATTTATGAAAAGAGACAAGACAGTATGTGAAGCAATAAAAATCGTTCTTAAAGATAAGCCTGAAGGAATGACAGCTGAGCAGATATACAAGGAAATCATTGATAATAACCTGTACAAATTCAATGCAAGAAATCCGCAAAGCGTAGTCGTTTCTACTATTCGTAGTAGCTGTGTAGGTGTCGATAATAAATTCACCACAAGAGACAAAGAATTCATAATTGCTCGTGAAGTAGACAACGACGTTTTTTATGCACTAAACGATAATTCCACAAAAAACATAAGGTGTTGGTTTGTTGGTGCATATAACGACTCTGATGATACTCATCAAGACGAAGAGTTTATTGAACAAGGTATATGGCAGAACGGATATACCGATAAGTTTCTTGATACTGTAAACAGTGTCAAAGTTGGCGATAAAATTGCTATAAAGACATCGTATACGAAGAAAAAAGGGTTGCCGTTCGATAATAAAGGTGCGACTATATCTGTTATGAAAATAAAGATAGTCGGCACTGTTACTGCAAATCATATGGACGGAAGAATACTTGAAGTGGATTGGGATACATCTTTTAAGCCAAAAGAGTGGTATTTCTACACATTTAGGAACACTATAACTCTCCCAAAAGAAGATGATTGGCGTACTAAGGCACTCTATGACTTTTTATTTAATGATGTACCTCAGAATTATGACCTCTTTTCTACTAAAGACCAACCTATGAAGATTTACGAAGCTATTGCAGCAGTATTAGAAAGCAATGTACGCAGTATGAACATAGATGAAATCTATGATGCTATTGTTGCTGAAAACCTATATCAGTTCGATGCAAAAGATTGTGAGAGAAAAGGAAAAGTCGATACTGCATTGAAGCGTCATTGTTTGGATGTGGATATTTCTGAAAAATCAAATAATATCTTGTTTTACATAAGCAGTGTAGATAATGGAACAAATTATTACTCGTTAATCACGGATAAAAACAATCAAGGAAATGATCTTTTACCTTCTTCCAATTCGGAATTCCTGAAATATTTTGCTCCTTTGATTCAAGCAATCAAAGAACTCGGCGGCAGTGCTACCAGAAAAGAAGCTCATGAAAAGGTTATTGAGCTTATGGATATCACCGAGGAAGAACTTAGTGTTACATATGAAAAGACAGGTGCAAGCCGTGTATTGAATCAGATCGACTTTGCCCGTAACGATCTCGCTCACGAGGGATTTATCAGCAGCGGAACAAAGGGTGTATGGGCTCTTACTGAGTTTGGAATTAATATTGATATGACAATGGAGCTGGCAGGACTTATCCATATGAAATGGGTGAAGATCAATACCGCCAAGCGCAAAGGTGAGCCTGTCCCCGAAATAGACCTTTCAAAGTATTACAAAAGGAAGATAGACCATAAATACACAAAAGAAGATTTCCTCAAAGACGTCTTCCTCACCGAACCCGAATACGACAAGCTCTGTTCTCTTGTCCTCAGAAAGAAAAACATCATCCTGCAGGGGGCGCCGGGTGTCGGCAAGACCTTCTCTGCGAAGAGGCTTGCATACTCAATAATTGGTAAGAAAAACGATAATCGTATCTGTATGGTGCAGTTCCACCAGAACTATTCTTATGAGGATTTCATCATGGGATACCGCCCGAATGACAGCGGCGGTTTTGAACTGCAAAGCGGCGTGTTTTATAACTTCTGCATCCGATGCAAGGAAAATCCCGACAAACCGTATTTCTTTATCATTGACGAGATCAACCGGGGCAACCTCAGCAAGATTTTCGGTGAACTGCTGATGCTGATCGAGACTGATAAGCGTGGCGAGAAGCATAAGCTAAACCTCGTTTACGGTGGAACGGCTTTCTATATTCCCGAAAATCTGCATATCATCGGCATGATGAACACCGCAGACAGAAGCCTTGCTATGATCGACTACGCCCTTCGCAGACGTTTCAGCTTTTATACGATGCAGCCTGCTTTTGAAAACGCCGATCAGAACGGTTTTGGCGATTATACGGCGGATATTCAGTGTGAGCTGTATCACTCTGTTATCGCTAAGATCAGAGAACTTAACGATACTATTCGCAAAGACAGCACGCTCGGCAAGGGCTTCGAGATCGGTCACAGCTATTTTGCGCCTGAAAATAAATCGGAGATAAATGACGAGTGGGTTCGTGGTGTTGTGTATTATGAGATCATTCCGCTGATCGAGGAGTACTGGTTCGATGACGATAAGAAGGTCGATGAATGGACAAAGGCTCTCTATCAGGTGTTAGGTGATCAAAATGACCGTTGACAAGGGCATTTTTATACAGAATATCTATTATATGCTGTCCTACGCCTTTCAGATATTGAAGCAGGAGGACTACAAGCAGGTCGCAGGCGAGAAGTTTGAGAAGATACACGACCTGTTTGCGGCGATATTGGAAAAGGGTGTTTCCCGACAGGTCAAGCAGGGGCTGTACCGTGAGTATGTTCCGATGCAGGAAGACCTGTCTGTCATGCGTGGCAAGCTGAACATGGGCGAAACGGTTCGGCTGAAAGTGCAGAACAAACAAAAACTCGCCTGTGACTTTGACGAATTCTCGGAGGACAACCTCTATAATCAGATATTGAAAGTCACGATACACCGCCTTATTCGTGCAGATGATGTTGCACCCGAAAGAAAGCAAGCACTCAGACGGGTGAGTGTATTCTTTGGAAATGTCAAGCTGATACAGCCCGACCATATCGCATGGAACAGGCTGATCTACCAGCGGAACAACCGCAATTATGAGCTGCTGCTGAATATCTGCTATCTTGTGCTGAACGGTATGCTCCAGACCACCGAGGACGGCAGTTACAAGCTGCTTGCTTTCTCTGATGAACACATGGAACGGCTATATGAGAAGTTCATATTGGAATATTACAAGCAACATCACCCGGAACTGCGTCCTGCTGCACCTATCATTGAATGGAATCACACGGAAGAACCTGACAGTCAGATGATACAGTTTCTTCCGAAAATGAAAACAGATATCGTACTAAAGAATGGCGATAAAACGCTCATCATTGATGCCAAATATTACGGCAAGTCAATGGCACAAAGCTATTCAAAAGAAACTCTGCGGTCGGCACACCTGTATCAGATATTTGCTTATGTGAAGAATATGGACACGGCGAATACGGGGAATGTTTCGGGGCTGCTGCTTTATGCCAAGACTGAAGACGAAGTTTTTCCCGAAGGTGAGCCGTTTGTGATCGGTGGGAATCGTATTGGGGCGAGGACGCTGAATCTGAATGTATCATTTGATACATTGAGGATACAGCTTGATAAAATAGCAGAAGAATGCTTTAACAAAATAGGAGGCGAAGTGTCTTGAAGTATTTCTTATATCTGAATAATGATATAGTAAATTCTATCATATCGCAAGCTGAGCAAGGCTTGATTACAGAATTTATGAATGAAAGCGAAAACAGTAGCGGAAATATATTTAATAAAGAAACAAAGGTTGGAGCACTTGCAAAGTTAAGTAGTACGTTTTATCGCTTTTTTGGAGCAGAAGCAGAATTTGACTATGAACATACAAGAACAAACAGTTCACAGGATAATCATGTGTCAAAAGACATAGTTCAAAAGACTCTTCATGATGCTGCTTACAATATTGCGTATGATTATATTTCTGAACAATTAAATAGAGAACAGGTCGAAGATTTAGGAGAATACGTTGAGATATCAGGTGATTTTCAATATATTGATTTCAAAACATTAGTCTCCTACTTTAATGAAAATGGATTAATTGATTTTATAAAAAAAGAAGAGCTGAAAAAGATTGAGGAACGAATTGATACTGAATTCGCATCACTAAATAGAGAAGGTAGTCGAAACAATCAACAAGAATTCAATAGAAGAAAAAGGGAGGCTAAAGAAACTATAGATAATAAATATAAAGAAATACAGGGCATTATTAATCTTCTGCGGAATTTACTGCCATGTAATAGAATGTATATTTCAAATAAAGGGTATATTATTCCCATTGATGATAGATACTTAAGGGACTATCCAGAATCATTCGGCTTCAAATACGGTGGATTGATGACCTGTTTAGGATATGTTACAAACATCATTGGAAAAGACACTCATATAGAAGATAATAGTAATGCATTTGCCTCACTACAACATGGGATAAACGAAAGCTTACGCTCTATTCTTCCTCTGAAAGATGATAATCTATTTATAATAACTCCAATTGCTATATATTATACAAATAGCGAGTCACAGAATAGTACGGCTGTCCCCGAAGGCACAGCCGTTGATCCTCAAATATAAAACCATACACTCAAACACCGTTTCTCTCGCCATATAGACGAAGCAGTTCTCCAGACCGAGCATCTTCTCAGCATCACCGCTGATGATAGCTTTCTGATAGCAACTGTCGGTCTGCTTCCAAAGTTTCACCTGACGGGAGATAGCGTCACTGACTTTCCGTTCCATATCATCAAGATACTGTATGATTTTCCCCTCATTGATGAGCCTGCGAAGCCTGTTGGGGCAATGGTTATCAAAGAAATGAAGATGATACCTGATGAAGTCGGTGGTATAGGTCTTGTTCTCCTCGGTCTGCGTATCGGTGTTGAGACTGTCATTTAATTTGTGTCGATTTTCCATATCGGCACATGTTTCTTTTTCAGCGGGCTATATGCAACTTGTTCGCTTTCGTATCTGCTCATTATGAGATCCTCCGTAGTATTTATAATGTGTCGAATTTGGCTGCTGATTATCTGTTACTATTTGAACTATTCACAATCATGTCCAGTCTGGCACAGGAGGAGAGCCGTTCTATTTCGGAGAATGTAACTTGGGGACAGCGAAAGCGAATGGCGGACGGCAAGGTCAGCCTGCCGTACAAGCATTTTCTAGGCTATCGAAAAGGAGCAGATGGCTTGCCGGAAATTGTGCCGGAGGAGGCGGAGATTGTTCGGAACATCTATCGTTGGTTTATGGAGGGGAAAACGCCGACCGGCATTGCGAGAACATTGACAGAACAGGGCGTTCCGACACCTGCCGGCAAGGAGCAATGGTGTTCCAGCACAGTGAAAAGCATTCTGACCAATGAAAAATACAAGGGCTCTGCTCTATTGCAAAAGAGATTTACGGTGGATTTCCTCACGAAAAAATCTAAGGTGAATGAGGGCGAAGTGCCCCAATACTACATTGAGGAAAGTCACCCTGCCATCATAGTGCCGGAGGAATTTGAACTGGTACAGGCAGAATTGCTGCGGAGGCAAAACCTGCGGCGGCAGTACAATGGGAAAAGTGTATTTGCTGCCCGGCTTGTCTGCGGCGACTGCGGAAATTTCTTCGGGGCAAAGGTCTGGCATTCCAACAGCAAATACCGGCAGGTGATCTGGCAGTGCAATCATAAATTCCAAGGGGTGTGCAAATGCCGGACACCCCATTTGCAGGAGAGCGTCATACAGCAGCGGTTTCAGGCAGCCGTTCAGGAATTGCTGCAAAAGCGGAAAGCAGTTCTGGAAAACTGTCAGGTAATGCTGGAACTGCTCACAGACTGTACGGATTTGGAGTATCAATTGCAGGAACTGGAAACGCAGAAAATGCGGATTTCAGAACAGGTGCAGGGATATGTTCGGGAGAACAGTGAAATCGTGCAAGATCAGGAAAAGTATGAGGAGCGGTATCAGGCACTGGTGGGACAATATGAACCGCTGCAGAAACAAGAAACCGCTCTGCAGGAACAGCGAGCAGAGCGGTTGGCAAGACGAGAACAGATTCAAGGTTTTCAAAGAATATTGACCGGACAAAATGGGATGCTGCCGGAATTTGATACACAATTGTGGCTGGCTGCTGTAGAAAAAGCAGTGGTGCATCGAGATGGAAAAATTATGTTTGTTTTGAAAGATGGGACGGAGTTGGTGCAGAAAATTTGAGGAGAGTGGGGTGCAGAACGCACTCCCTTTGCTTTTCGGGTGTGCATTGTATCATTTGTGACGTGCGTTTCCAAAATGAAAAGAACATTCAAGCAAGTGGACGTAATCGGAAAGGAAGAAATGATTACTCATTTGCCTGAATGTTCTTTTTTATTGTACCTTATTTCTTGATTTTTGTCAGGCCTTGTGAGTCGAGTTTTCTCGGCTCATTTTTTGTTGACTTGAAAACTGCCAGGTCAGCAATGGCTCGCACTCGTCGGCGAATCCGTCGGCGTGAAATGTCAGAATGCCCATTTTTGATAGGACGGGGCTGAAAACGTTTGAAAAGTTCCGGATGCCTGCAGCATTTTTAATTTTGTTGGTGGAGTGGGACTTTGACATTAAAATTGAAGGTTAGAGTGCTGCCTTTTCTGAAAATTGAAGATGGTTGTAAAAGGAAACATCTCTTTCCTCACCACCCCACCCAGTGAAAAAAGTGATACCCTTCCCCAAACTCTCTATAAAATCTTCT